GAAAGGAAATGGAAGCTTACAAGCGAACCAATATAGATCCTCGAGCATTTGTTATATTGGATGATTGTCTCTATGACAACAAATGGACAAAGGACAAACTGATGCGATTGTTGTTTATGAATGGTAGACATTGGAAGATAATGTTAATTATTACTATGCAATATCCGTTGGGTATTCCACCAAATTTGAGAACAAATATTGATTATGTTTTTATATTGAGAGAACCATATATTGCAAATAGAAAACGTATATGGGAGAATTATGCAGGTATGTTTCCGACATTTGAGTCATTTTGTCAAGTAATGGATCAATGTACAGAAAATTTTGAATGCTTGGTCATTAATAACAATTCAAAATCAAACAAGTTACAAGATCAGATATTTTGGTACAAGGCGCAAAATCAGGGCGGATTTAAATTGGGCTCAAAAGAATTTTGGGAATTATCAAAAGATATTGGTAGTGACGATGAAGATGAGGCATATGACCCAAGCAGCATACAAAAACGTGGAGCAGGACCAAAAATCAACGTGAAGAAAAGCAAGTGGTAAATTTAACAAATCAATATTCCTAACTACTAAATCGAAAATAAATCAAAATAATTTATTTTGTATTCTTATTATATAATGAGTAAAAATACAAATACAAAGAATAATAGTACAGATAATATTCCGGCAGCAACAAACCTAGATTTAGACGTAGTTGAAAAAGCTCTAGTTAATGGCGGAAATAAAGTAATAGATAAAGCGATGAAACAGATTAATGATGGAGCAAAAAATACAGCAATAGATGGAAATAAGAATACAGGAAACAGTAACGTCGTTAGACAGAATACAATTAAACCAAACGACAATACAAAGAAAGGGCAGAGTGGTCCTGAAAGAGGTAAATTAGATTATAAAGATTCAAAGGAATTTACAATTTTCCAAAATGAATTACATTCGCTTATTAATAATAATTTATTTATTTTGAAAGAATGTAAAACGAGCAAACGATTATTGGATATTAAATATAGTGAATTGAATTCCACCATTAATTATATTCAAATTTCAGTGATTGTTTTATCTACAATGTCTGGATTTTTACAATCAACCAAGCAATATTTTGATACCGCCGAATCGATTGTATCCGTTTCTGGTATTTCAATATCAACGTATATAAGTCTTATTTTATCAGTTTCCAAATATTATAAATATGATGAGCAAAAGGAAAGAATACATAATCTTAGAGAGAAGTATGCAAATTTACACAACAAAATCGAATATAGAATGGATGTACTAGGTCCTCATACAAAAGAAAATTTATGGGAATATCAAGATGTAACTGAAAAACTAGCAGAATGGTCCAAAATAAAAATAGCTATGGATGAAGAATATGTAACATTGATTGAAACAAAGCAATCATTGACAACCGAATTTGAGTCGATTATGGATTCGAAATCGAGAAATCAAAATTATATCAAGGATAGAGAATTGGTTCTAAGCAATAGAGAAAAAGTATTTAAAACATTGGAAAAACATACTGCCTTGGAAAAGAAGATAAAATCGAGAGAAATTTTAACAGATTTTACGAGTATTATACAATTACCAGACGACGATTTAAACAATTGGGATGACCCTATTTAGTTCAATGGTAAAATCGCGATTTCAAATGAGAAACAAATATAATATATAAATATTGACAAGATATTTATATGTTATTCAAATAGTTTAGATTAGGGTGGATAGGGTATTTTATCAATACCATCTTAGGTATAGGACGATTAGTATTACATAACACTCAAAGCAGAAAGTCCTTTATCGGTTTTATCAGTTGTTACGATGTTTTCTCCTTCGAAAAGTTCGGATTTTACATCTTCCAAAGTTGCGTTTTCACTCATAGACGCTTCTTGAGTGTTCATATTAGCAACTGAAACCAAATCACCGTTTTCATTGATAGTTTGTGTAAGTTTGTTACCTGATTCCAATGCCTTTTTCTTGTTTTCCTCCATTGCCTTTTCTTTAGTTTCCTTAACACGTGTATCAAATTCGTCCTTTGCCTTGTCCTCATTCTTCTTCTTCTCGCTCATCAACTCATTGAGAGTCTCCTCCATATATTCAACGCGACCAGTCTTGTATGCCTCAGGGTGGAATGGAACCCAAATACCAATAGGGCCAACATACACATCATGGTTAGGGTCATTCTGTCTTAGCATCTTACATCTGAGTTCAGCCTCTTGTTGTGTAGGGAAAACACCTCTTACCTTGATACCACGAATAGATGTTTGGAATGAATGCTTCTCACCAAACTCCTTCTCTAGACGGTCTTCGTGTTCATCCAAGAAATTCTTATAATCGTCCTCAATCGTAGTACTAATCAACTTTTCCTTTTCATCCTTGGAGAATTCCTGGAAATCTTTAGTCAGTTTATCAAAGTCAATATGGTACTTGTAAGATACAAAGTTTAGAAATTGGGCAAACTTCTCCATTGATTTGCTGAAATCCCAATTATTAATAAACTTCTCGAACAAAAATAAATCCTTTTGCTTTAGAACATGTTCAGGAGAGATAAAAGATAAACATGCGAACTTTTGCCCAGCCATGGGCTTGTCTTCATCTAATAAATCAACATAATTAACATTATCACTACCGTCAGGATTTGACTTTAATGTAATATTATTGGGACTAGTGACATCACTAGATTGATTATTTAACGGTTCGATTGGTTTAGAAATACTCATTATAAGATATACTACATACGAATATTTAAGTGTTTTTATGGATAATATATTGTTTTTAAATTTGTAGAAATAATAATTTTTTCTTTTCAGTTTATATAAGAATGTTAGGAGGTATGTTAGATTTAGGTGAATTAGTCAAGAGAGCTATTAAATACCTCGTTGAGGGTTTAATGGTTGCTATTGCTGCTTATGCTATCCCCAAAAGAGGTCTTAATTTAGACGAGGTTGCGCTTATTGCTTTAACTGCTGCAGCCACATTTAGTATCCTTGATACATATGTTCCTAGTTTAGCTGTTGGTGCTCGCTCCGGTGCTGGATTCGGTATTGGTGCTAACCTCGTTAAATTCCCAGGAGGATTTTAAACGTAATTATTCTATATAGGTGATAACATAAATGTTTTGATAAAAAAATAAGTAACCGTTATATGGTTATTTATTTTTCATTTATATTAATTTGATAATGTTAGACGACGTCTTTCATTTCTGCGACTTTTTCTTATATCATAACGAATACTCCATTCACCATACGATGCGCATTCTTCATTACAGAAGTGATGTTCGTTACCTACTACCCATGTAGTAACACAATCATCTTCGTGTTTATATAACTCTGCTTCACAATTTTCATTATCACATGTAGTGTAATTTGTCACATATAGTAATTCATCCAATACGTGCGTCATATTTTCACGATGTTCTGGATTATAACTAAAGATAATATCAACCAATTCTTTTGGAATATATAAGTTTTTCTGAGGTGTATCTGTCATAATAAATTATGCTACTTAATCATTTAATAATTCATATAGTATATTGATACATAAACTTCAATTTTTATGAAATATAAAAATACAAAGTATGAAAATAATATAAATACAAGAGTGTGTATTTTAGTATAATGACAATTATAGCAGAATATGTTTGGATTGGTGGTAATAATAAATTACGTAGTAAAACACGTGTAATAGAAGATGTAACAATCTTTCAAAATGATCAAAATACGAGTAATAAAATTTCAAGAATACCAGATTGGAATTATGATGGAAGTTCAACAGACCAAGCTAGTGGTAACGACTCGGAAATCGTAATAAAACCTCGGCATATATTTAGGAATCCATTTTTCCAAGCCGAAAATGTATTGTATGACCGGTACTATATTGTTATATGTGATACGTATCTACCAAACGGATTACCATTACCTGATAACCAACGTGTAGTAGCGGATAATATTTTTAAGCAAAATGTAAATGAAGAACCATGGTTCGGTTTAGAACAAGAGTACTTTTTCATCGACCCTAAAACAAATATGCCTCTCGGATATGATAAAGCCGGAAAACAAGGACAATATTATTGTAGTGTCGGTCATGAAAATGCGATTGGTCGTCACATTGCAGAAGAACATATGAAAATGTGTCTATACGCTGGTATCAAAATAAGTGGTATAAATGCAGAAGTAGCTCCAGGGCAATGGGAATTTCAAGTAGGTCCTTGTACAGGAATTGATGCAGGTGACCATCTTTGGACTGCTAGGTATATTTTACAAAGACTTGGAGAAAAACATAATATAAAAATCGACTTTGAACCGAAACCATTAAAAGGAGATTGGAATGGTTCAGGATGTCATACTAATTACAGTACCAAAAATATGAGAGAAGGAACTGAAGATAAAACCGGTCTAGAATATATCGAAAAAGCCATTGATAAATTGTCAAAGAAACACGATGAACACATGAAGATATATGGTTCAGGAAACGAAGAGCGAATGACAGGAGAACACGAAACAGCATCATATGACAAATTTACAGACGGAGTAGCAAATAGGGGAGCCTCTGTAAGACGTGGTTACGATACAATAAAGAATAAAAAGGGATATTTCGAAGACAGGCGTCCTAGTTCGAATTGTGATCCTTATTTAGTTACAAGTGCCATATTTAAGACGACTTGCTTAGATATGGTTGATTCATTATAGATTATATTGTCAATATCACTCTATTCTTATAACATATTTTTCATGAATAATATTTCTCTTTCTTGTTCATATACCAGATTTTTGGCTAGAGTAAATAAATAACTATCATATGTAAAATTATCGTTATCAGACAACAATTGTTTTGTGGTTGTAATCGCAGTGGAATGATGACCTATCATTCGTTTGAGCCATTCATCACGAGTTACGAATAATTGGCTTCTCAATAAAAAAATAGAGACTATACTCAGAAAAATACCTACAGTAAATATTCTTGTATTGAAATGTCCCATCGACATATAATGAACAATTTGATGACTCCATATCATATTAGAAGCCATAAATAATCCACTATACAACAATGTCAAAGATAAATAAATGTCGGAAAAACGATATGCTAATATGTTCATTGGATTCAAACTAATACCTACGAGAAACATGACTGTAAATAATATTAGCTGGTGTCTGAAAATTCCAGTCATTGTATTATATATTGGTTATATAATATTGGATTTGGTTATATAATATTGGCTTTGGTTATATAATATTGGCTTGGCTTTGGTTATATAATATTCATTTGTAAATATTATATAATTATACTCGTTAGACAGTTACAATAATTAAATACGCGATACTCATTTGGATAATACATGTTAATGAACCAAAACCTAAATAGGTATTTTTTAAATTATTTATATGTTCAATTTGTTCGTCAGGACATTTTTTCAGTTTATCGCATTTAATAATTAAATTTTGCATTCTACGATAATACGGTATTAATGAGAATAACATATAAAATGTGGAAACTAATATAAGTCCGATAGATATCGTTTTGGCCAAATATGGATGAACTTTGACAGAGCCTTTTCTGGCCATGGTATAGAAAATTAAACTAGATGTTGTTATAATGGCAGACAAGTTAAACCATCCTATTAAAAGTGTCTCAGGTATATACAATTTTTCTGAAAATGCTAAATCGTTTTCTATAATACCACGAATATTCATATTGTCTCTTTTAGATAGTAATTCTTCATTTTCTAGAAAATTGGAAATAGGCATTTTGATGATTATATATTACGCATATATTTTTGTTATTCTCTATATTATATTATTCTCCATATTATACTAAATAGTAGGTATAAACTCCCAGTCCAACGATTGGCATATTTTTTTCCAAATTTCGTCCTGCTCTATCCTTTTTTCACGGTCTTTTAACATGGGAAAATAAGGAAGAAATTGTACTTGGTCTAATAATTCGCATAATTTATAAACAGTATAATAGTAATTCAAAAAATTAACACGGTCATCTGGACAAAATTTCGCATAGGGTCCTTGAATTTCCATAAATAAGTTACACAAAGATTCTTCCAAATCTTGGGTCATGACAGGTGGTTTAATTC